CCGATCTCTTTGGAATCTATTTTTCTATTTTTAGTTTTGAAAAAAATATGATGTAATTGCTCATAAATCGTCTTATTTTGCGTGTTTTGATCTGTTCCTTGTCATTATCCTAGAAATAACTTAAAATGCAATACAAGCCAATCTGTGAGCTTACAGGGGTATTATATAGCAAGGGGTATCTAATCAACAACCAAACAAAAAAACCACTCGTTTGAGTGGCATGTAATTGAAGAGTTATGACCTCACTTTCTATTTTAATAAATAACTTTGTTCGTTTATAGTTTTAATAGCTTCCTTAACTTGTTCAGGTTTCCCAGTTATAACTAATTTTATCGTATCTTTGTTTTCAGCGTTCTTTTTACCTACTTTAAACAAGAACCAACTGTACAAGATGAATGATACAATATAAACAACATAAACCATTTACACCTCTTTCATTTCTTCAATTGTTTCCTCTACTGTTCTATGCAAATCATAGTATAAAACACCAGTATAATGTTCATCTTCTTGTTTGGTCCAAGTTTTATAATTTGTTAAGTCCATGATTTCATTAGCCATTTCAGAGTGTTCATTCAAGTTGGTAACAAGAATTTCAAGAGCTTTTCTTGAAGCTTCAAAGAAAAACGAGCCCGCTTCATAAGCTTCCATAAGGTTTTGAAGCATTCTAAACAAATCTATATATTGAGCTTTAGCATAAGCAGGTACTTTACTTTCATCTGTTGGGAAATGTTCATCAACTTGTTTGTCATGTAATTTCAATGTGCCTTCAAGTAGTTCAATATCTTTTTTAAGTTTCATTTTTAGTCCCTCTTTCTTTTTTTATATTATTAATTATAGACCTTTTATTTAAGTTTGTCAAATTAAAGTTGTGTTACACTTGCATTCCTGTTAATTTGTTCAAGTATTTTGTTTTTCGGTCGATGTGGTACTCTAAATTGTTACCCCATCGTGTTTGAAGTGAAAGTTTTAGACATTCAATGATGTAACTTTTTAGCGTTCCATTAGTGTTTAAGTCATCTAAAGTATAAAAGTATTTTCCTTGTGTTCCCTCACTTGCGTTATATTCATTAAGTTCAAAGATTTCATTTTCGGCAAATGCTTCAAGTTCTTCTTTTTTTAAGTTATTGAAGCCACTAGAGAAACGGATAAAATTCAATGTATTTTCATTAATCATAATAGTTACCTCTTAATTTTATAATATTTGTGTTGTCTGTGATTGTATTGGCATATATATAATGCTCGTCGCTCAAGAGTTGTACAGCCCTGTATAAGCTGTTTTCTGTTTCTTCGGCACAAATTACCATTAGTTCTACTTCAAGCGTTCTAAACGTCTGATAAATGGTTAAATTGTTGCTTACTTGATTAACAATAGGGTGTATTTCAGCAAACATCACGCCAGTTGGCTCTCTTTCATAATCCAAACTAACGGTAAAACCTAACTCCTCAAGAAACTCTTTGATGTCTAGCTTTTTATTTTGTAAGTTAATCATTTTATTCCCCTTTGTAAGTATCTAGTAACCATTCTAAACGATTGAAGAACCACTCTTCACGTCCGTCTTCGCTGAAATATTCGAGATTTTGTACATTTTGTTTTTTAATAAAGTTATATAGTGCTGTATCGTTAATATTAATGAATGAATTATTTTTAATAAATTCAAGCATTTCAACGATTTTGTCAGCTAAGTTTGATTTTTCAGCGAACTTTTCAGCCTTACGAACTTTATGGCTATTAACTTCGATATTACGTACTAAGCGCAAGAAGTAAGATTGTTCAGCTAACATGTTTAACTTTCCTAGCGTGTTAATAATAATCATGTCAGCAACTTCACGGTTAATCACTTCGTCTTTTTCAAAGTTTAGACCGTATTTTTTGTTTGTGTTGCGTTGATAATTGTTGATGTGTTGTTTTACATCTAACATGTCATGAATAACTTCCAAAGTGATAATTGGTGCATTTTTTAAAAAAGTGAGTTTTTCTTTACTGATTTTCATAGTTTGTATGTATTCCTTTCAATTAATTCCATTAAGTTAGTAAAATCAACTGCGAACAGAGGGGGAACAAGTTCTCTCACAAGTTCCTTTGCCTCTTCAATTCGCCCTTGTAGACTTAATTTGTCCACTTCATCAAGTATCATTTCATAGTCATATCCCATAAGTTAACCCCTTTAGAATGGTAATTGTTCATCAGGGATATCAACAGGAGTATTACCACCGAACAAGTCAACCGTATTGTTTTGTGGTTCGTTATTGTCACGGTTTAAGTTAAATTCAGGTGTCACTTTAGCGTATGAAGCGTTATAATAAGTTTTGTCGCCTTTAGTTTCGGCTTTAATTTGGTCAATAAACACAGTTACGATGTCGCCATAATTTACGCTATCAGGTAACCAAATACCACCGATGTAGTGTTCAAATGGATATGCTTTAAATGATAGCACTTTTTTAGTCCCGTTTGATGTTTCAACTTGTTTTGTGTTAATTTCATTTACTTTCAAAGTTTCAATAATTTTCATTTTTTTGTTTACCTCTCTTTATTTGATAGTTTAATTTTAACGTATTTATTTTATTTTGTCAAGTATTAAGCATTCATGTTCACTTTTCCTTGTTTGCAAAGTTCGTTTGCACGGTCGCTTGACATCTCTTTGTTTGCTACCATTTTTTTCAAGTCACTCAAATTGTATTGATAACTTGTTCTAGGTACTGCTTTAGGACGTTGTACATTGTTTTGACCTTTATTTGTACTGTCAGCGTCTTTAGTATCATCTAATTTCAACGCTTGACCGTAAGCGTATTTACTAGCGTATGATTGACTAGCCCCAGTCGCTTGTGCTTTATCCATGCCTTTCTTGTTGACGTCAATGACTGCCCAACCGTCACCGCTTGTGATGTCATTAAGGTCATCAGGGTCAAAAATCTCAACATGGACATGTAACATCAGTTCGTTGTTCATTTCAAACATTTCTGTTTCTGCTTTTTCCATTAGCCCATACTTTAATAACAGAGGTTTCAAAGCCGTTTGAATATCCTCGTTGTTTCGGAAATTATATTTACCGTAGCTATTGTATTGACTTTTTGGTACTTCAATTTCATTGATTAATTTTAGAACTTTGCTTTCCATTATAGGCTCACTCCTTTATTTACATGTTTTTTATACATTTTCCACAACCATTTAAAGAACCCTCTGATGTATCTACCAAGTTCTTCGGCTACATTTTCAACGACTTTAAACGCAAGCCAAATAAATATAATTGTTAAAAGTAAAGTCAACATTTTTTATTCCTCCTTAACTATATAACTAATTATAACGTGTTTGCTTTCTTTTGTCAATTACTAAGCTATTAAAGTTCTGTTTCACTTGTTTTACATTTTTGACAATCACAATGATGTGAAGCCATTTCATTAATTAAAGTGATGTCGCCCTCATTGTCTAATAATACAGTATCAACGCTTAAAAATTCACCTGGAAATTCCATAAATACGTCCCCTGTTTTATCTTCTACTCGTTCAAGTTTTTCAATTAGTTGTTTAATTGTTAATGCCATTATTTAATACCTCCAATGTATTCATGTATTTGTTTTCTTTGTTCTTTGCTATCTTTTTGCGTATATTTTCCTTTTCTACCTGTCTTCGTTTTCTTTTCAGGAGGTGGAAAACCGTTGCTATTGAAATACTGTCTAGCGTACTCAAAGAATGTTAGTGCATTAGTGTAATTGTGTTCCCCTAACATTTTATGATATTCTAGGCTAGTTTCTCGCCATTTATTGAAGTCTTCCCAATTCAGAATCATAATTTACCTCTTTCACAAACCAACCATTTAAAGGCTTGTCTTTATTCAGCCATAAATCTAAATAAGCAACTGTAATATTAAAATGGTTTGCTAACTGTTCTTTAGTATGAAACCACATAAACGTTTGTCTATTAAAAGCCACGAATTTCAGCATTTTCTTTCATTTCCTTTCTTTTTTCAAGTTCTTCAAGTTCCGCCTTTCTTCCTTTGAACTCCTCAAAGATTGATTTTTGAAGTGCTACCCAATCTTCCGCCTCCTCTTGTGTAAAGCCCATTTTGACAGCCATATTTATGTAGTCAACATATTTATCCATATCTTTTTCATACGGTTCATCAGGCTTTTTACCAGCCCTTACAACGTACTTCAAAGCGTTTGTTAAAGCAAACCCTTGACTAGTTGTGAAGTTATATTGCCAGAACTTTAAGTCCCATTCAGAACCCCAAATCAAAAACTCTTCTAATTGAATACCGTATTTGTTTGCATAATATTCTTGCGCCATTATCTTTTAACCTCCAAAATTTTTATATTGCTTTCATCAAATACAACTGCTTTTGCAATCATTGTTGTTTCTTCCATATCTTCTCTAATACACTCCACAGCGGTTCTTAGTTTTTCAATTTCATAAAACCAACTGTCTGAACCATCTTCTAAGATGTAAATTACTTTAATCATTGTCGTTTCCTCTCTTAACTTGATGATTTAATTATATCGAATTCCTTTAGCTATGTCAATTACCATTTTGTTTCAATTCTATGTAATTTTTGTAACATTCTTCTGAACAGAATAATTTTTCAGCATTGCATTGTTTGCCACATGCTTGGCACGTTCCGCCCTCTGCAATAAAATGAACGTTTTGAACTCCCCATTCATTACACCAAAATTCCAACGTGTTATTTGCTTGTTGTTCCTCCATGCCTAGATTGTCAACCATATATTTAAAACATAGGGACAACTTAGCTTCAAACTTGCTTAGATGTTCTTGCATGAAGTCGTACACTTCTGTTACATCAGCTTTTGACTTTCTGAACTCCTCTAACTGTTCCAAGTCTGTCAATCGTGGGGGATATTCTCTCTTAGTTCCGTCATCATAATAATATACTACTTTTTCAATTGCCATTATTTGATACCTCTCTCTTTGATTTTGTTTGCTACTACTTTGTAGTACATTCTTGTTTCATTGATAAACGTGTCATCTACTTTACTTTCTTTTTGACGTTTCCCTTTTTTTTCTAGGCTATTTAATAACTTCACAAGACCTTTTGCACTAAAGTTTTCAATGAAGCGTGCTACTTCTACATTTTTATCACTCTTAACGCCTGTTAAACGCTCATAGAGAACGATTATAACATCAAGCATAGAAATGTCCTCTTTTTGCTTATAATAGCTTAGAACGCTTTTTAGAAGCCCTAGAAGCATTTCTTTTTCAATATCTGTTACTGGTTCTTTTTGTTGAAGTCTTACAACTATTTTATTAAGTGTTTCAAGTGCAATTTTCATATTTTTGTTTCCCTCTCTTAACTTGATGACTTAATTATACAGAAGAAAAACCGCAATGTCAAAGACAAAACGGTTAATCGTTAATTATATTTACTTTTCCTTTTTGTTGCAAAACTGTTAAAAGACTTTCTGCTTTGCTTTTGGTTTCCTCGTATTCTTCCCCCTCTTTTTGTTCCTCCTCTAATATCTCTTTAGGTTTGTTACCAGTAGGGTCTATGATTTGAAATTGTTCCCCTACGTATCCTAGACAAACCTCTTTGTCATAAGCATAGTTACGAGCTTCAACGGTCAAAATTGAATATTTGCTATTCTTTCCCATTTTAGGGCTTAAGCACAAACAGAATTCAAACCATGCACCAATTGCAGAACTACCTAGGGCATGTGTACTTCGAACCCTAAAACTTTTTTCCTCAAGCGATTGATTGTTTGTATCTTTTCGAGCATGTGCAATTAATAAAAATGTTACATCATTCAGGAGCAACTTCAATCGTGTTATATTATTCAGCACGTCATTCATACTTGACATATCGTTTAGAATGTTTCTATCTGTCAGCATGTCTTTTAAGTTATCCAAGATAACAAACTTGATGTTATTTTTTTTGATGAACTTATACAGTCCATTCATGTGGTTTGTATTGTCTAGCTTGAAAACTCCCCCAGTAATGAAATGCAAGTTATCAGGAACATCATTATAAGCCTTTAATCGTTGATGTAAGACGAAGTCAGTATCTTCATTGTCAATTATAAGCACGTTCTCTTTTTTAGTTTTAAAATATCCAAAGGGGACACCTTTAGCTACGCTTAAAGCCATTTGCAACGTGGTAGAACTTTTAAAAGACTTCTGTGGTGCAATTGTCAGACCTGCCTGTCCTCGTGGTATTAAGTGTTCTATCAGCCACTCGTTTCCACCTTTGAAGTCCTCTTTTTCTTGTAGTTCTTTGGCAGTTATAACACGTTTAAACAAGTCCTGCATTTTAATAAACCGCCTTTACCTTATAATCTAAAAAGATTCCATTTTTATTAGTATAAGCCATAAAATTATAATCAGGGTAAATGTTTCTTAATTTAACTACCCAATATTCGGCACGTTTAATCTGCCATTTAAAGTCCTTTGCTTTCTTGATATCTTTGTTAATTGCTTTGATGTCGTCTTTTATTGTCATTTGAAAAACCTCCATAGTGTAATAGCAAGAGCGATTATAAGTAAAAAGTCAACTATAAAAACAAGTGATAGAATTATAGTGACAAAAGTTGCTAAAATTGTCAATCTTTGTAACCTCCTTTTATTAAATCAACTAAACCTAAAATAAAATTACCTAGGCAACATAAGAACCAAACTAAGAATAAAGAATGGTCAACACTTGCAACGATTCCAAACATAGCTGACATTATCCAATAAACGATAAACATATTTAAATACCTCTTTCTTTTTATCTATGCTTTAATTATAGCCAAAGTTATATTACAATTCAAGCTATCAAATATTTCTTTTTAGTTACTTTGATAAAGGGTATAACTATCCACGCAAACGCAGTTTTTATCCCCCCTCTTGAATTAATTAATATGTCAGCGCTAGTAACTTAATCAACTCTCACATCAATTTGGCTATGATGAACACCCAAGCGGTAACTTCTTATTTAACTTTGCCTGTGTTGGGGGAACGTTTAGAACTTGCTTCCATTGACATCACACAGGGCTACCGCTTTGCCTAATTCATTACTCGCGCCTTATTCAGTACGGTTTTCATATACTCAATTTCTAAGACATCAGACAAGTCTTAGACGTATTCAATTTTTATATATACTATTATAACACATGCTTTTTTAAAATCAAGTAAAAAAATTAGGGTCAAAAATAGAAGAACGGCTCAACCGTGGGAATAGTCAGGAATATATTATTTTTTGGTTACAAATTATTTAATAAAATTGTAAACTATCTAAATCTTTTGTTGGTATGATAAAAGTAAAACTAAAAAAACAGTATGCTATAATAATAGCATAATCAATGAGGGAGGTAAAAGCATGGCAGAAAAAAACATCTATTTTGTTAATGATGAAGCAGAATTAAAACAAGTGTTAGAATTTATTGACAAAACTGATTACGGTATTAACATTGACAAAACACGTGAAGATGTTTATGCAGTCGTGACTTCTTATAGCCTACCTATTTAAGAGGATAGAAATGAAGAAAATTTTAGCTATTGATTTTAGTACCGCTAGTAGGAAAGACGAGGGTACAGGGTACGCTTTTAGAAAAGACGGTCAATTGTTTGTCGGTTCTATTAAAGCATACAACGCAAAAAAGAACGCTTGGGAACGTACCTTTGACATTGTAAACGCAATTAAAGATATCATTAATGAGTTTGATTTAAAAGATTATCATCTAGCTATTGAAACGCCTATCATGGGTAGAAACAGAAAGCACAGCATTACATTAGCTAATTGTAACGGCTATTTTATCGGTGCTATTGACGGTCTAGTAAATGGTTATACTTTTATTGATAACTCTAAGTGGTGTAGCTATCATCTTATTTCAGGAAAAAGAGAACAACGCAAAGAAGAAAGTCTAGAGCTTTTAAAAGCCACAGGCTTGGTTGATTCTAATTGCAAAGATGACAACATGGCTGACGCTTATAACATCTTAACATATTGTGAATACTTGGGTTAATTGTTCCCTTATAAAAAACAATAATCAAAAATGGAGGTGGTAATATCAAAATATCTCAAAACGGTTTGAACTTGATTAAAGAGTTCGAGGGTTGCCGATTGACTGCTTACAAACCAGTACCGTGGGAACAAATGTACACTATCGGTTGGGGACATTATGGAGTAACGGAAGGTACAACTTGGACGCAAGAACAAGCAGATAGTCAGCTAGAAATTGACATCAATGATAAGTATGCACCTATGGTTGACGCTTATGTAAAAGGCAAAGCAAATCAAAATGAGTTTGACGCTTTGGTTTCATTGGCTTATAATTGCGGTAATGTTTTCGTTGCTGACGGTTGGGCAGAGTTCAGTCATGCTTATTGTGCTTCAATGATTCCGAAGTATCGTAATGCAGGCGGTCAAGTGTTACAAGGTTTAGTACGACGCAGACAAGCAGAACTTGACTTATTTAATAAACTAGTTACTGGAACTTCAAACCAAAATAATCAAACAGGAGGAATGATAAAAATGTACCTTATTCAAGGACTAGACAATTCAGGCAAAGTTAAACATTGGTATGTTTCGGACGGTGTAAGTGTTCGCCATATTCGAACAATGCGTATGTTGGAAAATTATCAAAACAAATGGGCTAAACTTAATTTGCCAGTTGATACAATGTTTATTGCAGAAATCGAAAAAGAGTTCGGACGCAAAATTGACATTGATTCAGGAGAAATCAAATAGGAGAAATAAATGAGCTTATTTAATCTATCACGCAGAGCGGAAGATGTGAGCTTTTCAACTTTCACAGTCCAAGACCCTACAACTGATTTGTTACTAGGTAAGTTATTGGGCTTAGTTTCCTATTTTGATAATGTTGATTATTCTGAAGCGTCCAAACTTGAGGACTTATTTTATTGGGCTTTACAAGGTCAAGAAGTATATCGTGTTTGGTATGGTGGTTTCAAGTATTACGCTCAAAGAGTGAACGCGGACCAGTTTAACATTTTAGTTAGAGAACCAAATCGCAGACAGGTCACTATTAGAACAAGCGATTATGAAATGTTGCTAAACCCTTTCTATGGTGCTAACCCACAACGGTTTGGTGTAATGTTTGGAATGGCTAGTAATGGAATTGGTAGACGACTTGACTCTCAAGCTCAAATCAAAATCTATTGGAAAACTAAAGTTTCTAGTGGTTTGAAAGAAGTTTGGGAAAGAATTCGTGAACGTCTAACACAACAGCAACAACTTGCAAGAGAGTTCAACGGTGTGTCCGTTATTGGTTCAGATGACGATATCAAACAGATTCAGCCAGATTACAGCGGTTCGCTACAAAATGACGCAAATCTTGCAATCGAGGTTGCTTTGAGTGAGTACGGTATGCCAAGAGAATTGCTTTATGGACAAAGTAATGAAGTTACTATTATCGCTTTCGCAATTCAAAAAGTGTTACCACTATTAAAACAACACGATAAGAACATCGTTTTCAACCAAGAAAACTTTGTCGCTTATATATCAACAACAGCCAAGGGAGGAAATATTGAAAGTAAAAGCAGTTCGAGGGATAGCGAACCCACTGGGGACAATTGATTCTCACGGTACGGTTATTGAGTCCATTGCTAACGCAGGGGACGGAGTAGATATCCTAAACCGCCATAGAGAAAAAATTGGTTCAGGGTTTGTTCATCTTGAGGGGGATAATGTAATCTTGACAGGTTACGTTGACGAAGAACAATACACGGCTGAAAAGATTGAGGAAACAGGCTTGTCAGTTGGCTTTAATGCTAACGGTGTAAAAGCTCGTGAAATTGACGGAGTAGGCTATTATAAAGACGTTACAATTACGGAGGTGTCACTAACTCCGTTACCAAGTAACAAAGGTGCTAAAGTGACAAAAGTACGAGAAGAAGAAAAAGGAGAACAAAAACAAATGGGTGCAAACGAAACACAAGAAATCATGAAGCAAGCAATCGAAGCAGGTGTAAAAGTTCGAGAACTTGAAGCTCAAGTAGAAGAACTTAACAAAGAACGTGAAAAACTCAAAAAGGAACGTGAAGCTAAGATTCCTAGCGAAAAACCTCAAGACGTAGAGCGTAAATTTATGCGTGAACTTGGGGACAAAATGCTAGAAATGCCAGAACAAGGTTTCTTGCGTGAATTTTCTAATGGTGCAGATTTGAACGTTGTCAACTCTCTTGGGTTTATCACTTCAAAATATGCTCGTAAGTCAGGTATCTATGACGGTGCTATGAAAGCACGCTTCCAAGGTTTGACACTTGCAGAGGACGGTGTAGATGATACTTTCTTACAAGGTACTTTCAAAGCAGGTACAGACAAAAACAAAGCTCAAACAGCTACAAAACGTTCACTACGTCCACAAATGGCTGAAGCATACTTGCAAATGGATAAAGCAACTGTGCGTGGTGTAAATGATTCAGGTGCGTTGTCTGAATATGTAATGTCTGAAATGGTAAACCGTGTTATTCAAAAAGTGGAATACAACATGATTCTTGGTTCTGCTGACGGTTCTAACGGTTTCTATGGTTTGAAAACTGCCACAGACGGTTGGACAAAACAAATTGAATACACAGACTTGTTTGAGGGAATTACTGACGCAGTTGCTGAATGCTCAATTTCTGACGCAATCACAATTGTTATGAGTCCACAAACTTTTGCAGAGTTGCGTAAAGCTAAAGGAACAGACGGACACTCACGATTCAACGAGTTGGCAACAAAAGCTCAAATCGCTCAATCGTTTGGGGCAGTTAATCTTGAAACACGTGTCTGGATGCCTAAAGACGAAGTAGCGGTATACAATCACGACGAGTACGTACTTATCGGAGATTTGAACATGGAAAACTACAACGACTTTGACCTACGTTATAACGTGGAACAATGGCTTTCTGAAACTCTTGTTGGTGGTTCTATCCGTGGTAAAAACCGTTCAGCATACCTAAAAAAAAAGGGTAGTTTAGGTGTCTAAATAAGAAAGGGAGTAAATAATGGCTGAATTTAATATTACAGACCGTTATGTTCAACAAATCGAGAATGTGATAAATGGGGGGGAGATTGGCGATAAGTTCCCTCTCTTGTCACGTATCCCTAAAGTTGGGGCAGATTTGTTGCAGTCGGTCAATCTAACAGGCTTTCCTGAAGCTAAAGAACAGGGGCAAACAGGTAGCGTGTTAGATGTAAATGAAACAAGTTATAAAATATTGACACCTCGTGGTTTTGGTTTTGGTATTAATCTTTCTGATTCAGGGAATTTAACTGCTGACGGTGTACAGAGTGCATTGAATACAGTACTATATACTTTATATCAAACTATCGAAAGTCATTTAATTTGGGGTGGAGTTCATAGCTCAATCGCTTCAAGTTCAATTGTTGGGGCTGTTAAACAGAAAGCAAGTGCCGATAAGTTTTCACAGTCAGGCGATGATGTTCTTCTTGTAAAAGAAAATGATTTCACACCAGTTGTTAATGGAGTTACAAAAATTGAAACTTTGAGCTTTAAGCACTATAATGACGGAGGGGATAACACTTTTGACAAGGTGCTTATTAACCCTTACAAGGGCATTTTAGCAGGGGACTTGGTACCAGAATTTAATGTGACTAAAGACGTTCGTCATAATAAAGTACAAGTATATGGTACTATTACCGTTTGCGGTGGTTTCCTCAAAGACGGTGCTATTAAAGTTTGGAAGTAGTAGGAGGATAAAAATAAATGGCATATACATCAAAAAATGAATTAACCCACGGTCTAGGGTATGGGGTAGTGTTCCTAGACCCAACAGGGCTAAAAGCAGGTATTCCAATCGCAGGGTTGCGTGCTGTTGAAGCAGAGAACAAACAAGAAAACACAAACTTTTATGCAGGGTTTAACGCTCCTTATCGTACAATCGCAGGTGCTAAAAATACACAAATTACAGTTAAGTCTTATGATTTACCTTACGAATTTGCAGTTCACGCTCTAGGGTTTGCCCAATGGTTTGCGTTCTTAATTGACGACGTAAAAAATTATAAACCTTATGGCTTCGCTTATGCTGAACGTTATCGTGACGATGACGGAACAGGGTACAAAGCTACATTCTATCCAAGCGTTCAGGCTACAACACCAAGTGACACAGCGGAAGCGGACGAAGAAAGTCCAACAGGTAAAGAGTACGAACACACAGCAACGGTCACAACTAGTGATTTTATAATTGAGGGGGAAAAACGCTTGTTTGTAAAATTCAAAGTGTCTGACAAAGACTTAGCAACTGGCACAAATGGACAAGCCTTAGCTTTCAAAAAGTTGTTCAATGAACTCAAACCGCTCACAAGTGAAGACATCAAGGCGTAATTTTTAAGAGTGGAGGGCTTGGAATTAATAGTTCCCACTCTTTTATTTTAATTTATAAGGAGAACAGAAATGAAGAAAGAAGATTTTAAATTTGATTTTAAAGCATTAGAACGTATGGAAGATAATGGCATTTACTTCGGAGATTTGAACGAACGTGACTATCACAGCTTGGCATTATTCTTTTGGGCTTGTGCTCCACAGTATACACTAGATGAAATTTTAGGGGCTTTGATTGGTGGACTTTTACCTGTTACGGTTGCCGAACTTATGGAACAACTGGTAGATGAAACAAAAAAAGCAATAGCACTAGCAGAGAAGAAATAAGGGACGACGCAAGAATTACAACACTTGCAATTGTTAGTGCTATGACTGCTTTTAGAGTTCCCTATGAAGTATATAGCCATAGACCTTTAGGGTGGACACTAAAACTAATTTCAACGTTGACACCTAAAGAGAAGAAGAAAACAACAGCAGAAGAGTTAAACAAAGCGGAACATGTTGAGGTAAATTTATGGCAACCACCAACAAAGTCACAGGACTAGAAAAATTTACAGAGAAACAACTTAAGAAAGTCTGGTTAGAAATGGTTGATAGTTTCAACTCTAATCAGAACACAGTAAAACGCAGTTATAAAAGTTCATTGGGTGGAGATTTCTCACGTTATCCTGTTAAGTTTGATACTAAGAAAATCACTAAGCAAGTGACACGTTCATACGGTTCACTAAAAAGCGGAAACATTGGTGTAGTCAATGGCTTCAAAGCTAAAGATGAAAGTTGGAGAATGCTCAATGTCTTGCTTCATGACCGCCACTTGCACCAAAGATATGGGCAAACGCTAGTAAAAGCCACTCACGAAATGGACGACAAAACTAAAAACATTAAGCGTAAATTAAGGAGTATAACAAACAATGGCTAAAGAAAAGTATGTCATTCAGGCAGAGTTAGACACTAAAGGGGTTTTAAGTAGTGCTAGGGAAGCGCAAAGAGAAATTAATAATATCGGTCGTCTAGCTAAAGAAACGAACCGAAACGCTCAAATAACAGGTTCTGTTACTATGAAAGACAAAGGTATTAAAGAAACACAAAGAGCTTTAAACCTTGCTAAACAGAACGTAGATAATTTAACAAAGGCACTTGCAAATGCTAAGATGTCAGGTGCTACACAAAAACAAGTACAGGCATTAGAAAGCCAACTAGTTAAAGCACAAACGCAGGCGACTAGATTAAGCACAGAACTAGCTAAAGTAGGTTCACAAGGAATTAAAAGCGGAGGACTTTCAAGCGTAGTTGATAGCGTAAAAAGTGCAGGTGGTTCGCTATTAGGAACATTCTCAAAAGTTGGTAATGTTGTTAGTGGTATTTCAGCAGGCTTGTCACTTGTTACTGGTGGAATTTCAAAAGCTACTGATTTAGTTGGTGGTTTTGCTAACAGCTTGATGAATACTTATGACCGTCAAATTCAAGCACAAAAGAGCTTGTCAGCTACTTTGTCAGACGGTGCAAATGGTTACAAACGTTTCAATTCATACATTGATTCAGGTAATGAACTTCTAAAATCACAACGTAACGACCTGAACGAGTTAGGGTCTACCATTTCAGGTTATACTAGTCTAACAGGCGACCAAGCATTTAAAATCGTTAATTCAATCAATGCTGTGGGGGACAGTCTAGGGCTAACAATGGACACACAGAAGCAATTTTCTTATGGTTTGGCTCAAGCATTGGGTTCTGGTACGTTACACGCTCAAGACTTCAACCAAATCATGCAGTCAGCTTTAGGTGCTCAGTTCCGTGATATGTTGATTCAAGCATACAACGAAATTAATCATACTAGCATAGGTATGGGAGAGTTCAAGAAAGCCATGGAGGACGGTGCTATCGGTACAGATGTAATGAACCGTGCTTTAGTATTGTTCCAACAGAAAGGGAATGAATTAGTTGCTTCTGGTCCTAGCACTTGGGGGCAAATTCGTGAAATGATTACTAACGGTTTTAATACAAGTGCTTTGGACGGTTTCCGTAAAGGCTTAGGAGATACAGGCGTTGACATGAGCAACTTAGGGAACAACGCTACAACAATGGCAAGTACTATCGGTAGCCAGTTAGGTCAAATGGCAGGTAAAGCAGTTGGTGCATTGACACAAATCATTGACAAGAATCATGATGGTAAAGTGTCACAAGATGAAATGAAAAACGCAGTTAATGACGCAAAAAACGCAGTCAACAACTTCTTTAACAAAATCAATTTCACTTCTATTGGTAGTTTCTTAGGTAAAGTTGGTTCAGCTATTAGTTCGTTAAGAAATTTGTACAATTGGGCAAATAATGCTTATAGTGCCGTTCAAAGTGCATTGAGCCTTTCACGTAGCGTTGGTGGTAATACTGGTTTACTTGGTAAAGCATTAGGGTTCAGAAAGAACAGTACATGGGGAGATATCTTTAGTGATTTTCATTGGCTAACAAGTAATATTGACCCTCTTGGAATTAAAGAACCTACCTCACTAGGTCAAAAAATTCTAGGTTCAAGAAACGGACAACTGCCATTGGACTTACAATTTTTTGCAGGCGGTAGGGAAGCAATCAGCAAAGCAGTCAATGCGGTCCAACCTTATGCACGAGCAACAAAAGGAACAACAGCAACATCTAGCATTGGAACACAAGATAATTCACAACAAGACATCAAAATCTATGTACAATCTAGTGCAGATGGTCGTAGAATTGCGAACGAAATTTATAACAAGCTAGAAAGAAATGGAGTAAAACTAAACAAGCGTTGATTTATACTAAAAGTAAATTATACAATAACCCTAGGTGGGTAAAAAAGGCACGCGAAGAAAAGAACAGGGTAGGACATTGTGAAAAGTGTTGGAGTACAGAGCATTTAATTTGCCACCACGTTATACCACTACAATGGCAAAATGACATGTTAGAGGTCAACGACTTTGACAAAGAAGTGATAAACGTACCTACCGAAGTTCTTTGTCATAAATGCCACCAAGGAATGGAACGAAGCGGAGATTTTATTGACTATGCTAGAATTATAGCGGAGGGCTTAATATAAGGAGATAAGAAAATGAGTTTAATTCAGGACTGGATAGGTCAAGACAAAGATAACGGCGAAATGATTAAGCTACTAAAGAAAAAAGTGGCTAAAATCGAGCATGAAATAGACTACAAAAAGGCAGAAAAAATCTTTAATTTCATTGAGGAATTTATGACTTTGCCTAATAACGAACGTTTTAAAATCATACCATATCATAAGGCTGTGCTTACTTTGATGTATTGCACTCCTTACCAAATTGATGAATTTGTTGTTATTGTAGGACGTTCAAATGCCAAATCTATTCTTGATGTTATGATAGCCTTAATTGAACTCTTTTTGTTTCCTAAGCCTAATAGCGTCATCGCTTTAATGGCTACTAAAAAAGACCAAGCAGAAAAAATCTTGATGAAGCACTTTAGAGCTATGGGAAACTGTCAAGGTACTATCATTAATAAGTTTAAAAATCAATTCAAGCTGAATAAAGAGCAAATCATCGTAAAAGATAACTCAATTCTAAAAAGCAAAGGCACAGAGATTTCTATCTATGCTAGTAACGAGGACACGCTAGACGGCGGACGTGAACAATTAGTTATTATAGATGAGTTTGGTGCGTTTAAAAAGAACCCTCTTATCACTATTAGACAGGGGCTAAGAAAAAATAAGGGTACGCTTTTTATTTCAACCACAAACAACGTTATTCGTGGCGGTGCTTATGATGATGAGCTAGAAAGTTGGAAAGAATGGGTAAAAGACGACGATTTCAGTCATTGGGTTTTCTATTATGCTTTAGACGATTACGACGAAGTGAAAGACAGTTCTAAATACATTAAAGCAAACCCCGCTTTGGGCTACACTTTAACACTTGAGGACATTCAAAAAGACTTCATAGGTGCAATTGGTAACCCTGTGAAAATGGCTAAAATTATCACTAAACGCTTTAATTTGTCTATGACTGACAGCACTACAATCTTTACAAAACAAATTGTAGATAAGTGCCTAGTGCCACCATTAGACTTTGAGGGTCGCTTAGTTGCTATCGGTTCAGATTTTTCAGTTCGTGGCGATGTTTGGGGTACTGTGATAGGTTACAGAGAAAACGGACACTATTATTTTAAAGCTATTCCTATCATGCCAGAGAGTGCAGAAGATAAATTTAAACACTTAGGGGAAACAATAACACACGAGGGCATAAATAACATGTCAGATGAAGCATGGGACGCTTTTATGAGTGCTATGAACGGTAGTGTTCCGATTGCGTTGAATTATGACCCTAACTATGCTAAGAATTTCATTGATAAATTCGAGCAGACTTATGACATTGAATTTTATAACAAAGTAATGCAGAACAGTTTCAAACTATCAAATACCCTTGAAGCCACTCAAAAGCTCATGGAGGAGGGTAAAATTCATTTTGATAGTAAATTACTAGCGGTGCATTTAATGAACGCAGAAACGAAAATAAACGATTTTGGGCTTATGCGTATTATTAAAAAAGGCTACACAGATAAGATTGATTTGGCTGACGCTTTAATCAACTTGATGTGGTGGTTCTTAGAAAGTGAAGAAAGTGAGGACTATTTCATTTAATGGCTATGACAGAAGAAGAAAATCAAAAAATGCTAGAAGCATTAAAAACCCTAGCTTTTGGAGGAAAAGAAACAAAGACGGTTATTCAATATAAAAACAACGCAAACGGACGGAAGACAGAAACAGGGCGGACAGTTACAGAAGTCAATAAACTGCCAGACCGTTCGGCATTGTTGAAATTAATGGAGATTGAGGGCGTTTATATTGACGCAAATGTGAAACTTAAACAACAAAAAGTTGACGAAGTAAGCACAGAAAAAGAGCTAGTAGATTTAGTGGAGGGCTTGGCGATTGAATAAAGCATACACATGGAACGAAAAAACAGGGCTAGACTTTTGCAAGGAGTTGCCACAATGGAACTTGCTGACACGTTCAAACCTTAGATTTTTAACAGGCGATACATCAGAAAACCCAGATAATTTTGACCCTGGTTATTACTATAAATTGAACGCTTTAAGCGAAGTAGACAGAACAAGTCAGTTCCCTAGTGATTGGCATAGACCTTATAGCTTAGGTATTAGACTTTACAACCCTAAAAACGCTAGTGGAACATGGGGGTGGCAATATTGGACACATTGGGAAAAATTACCAGTAAAACCAAACCTCACACAAGGGCAAAAAATGGGCGTTTCAATGCGTTTAGCTAATTTTGGTAGAAAACCCTTAGACTTCACTTTAAAACTCTTCTACGGCAATTCTGCGGTTGGTGTGGGTACTTATACAGTTGAACCATGGCAATACACTTTTGTAAGTGAATTAGTTACGCTACACAATACGGAAACGACTGGAAAGTTAGGTCTAACTGTTGAATTAGATAGCACAGGAGAAGAGGAACAAATCGGCTTGTTTTTCCCTAAGATTGAAATGGACAAGGTAACACCATACGTTACAACAGAAGAAGAATATAACTATTTTAAGAGCCAAGACATGGCAGATTCACGACCTGTTTACACAGGGTATTCTGATTCAGATAGTAACGATTTTAGAGATTACGTTTGGGGTGGACAACTGAACGATGAAAGCTATGAACTTTTTGGTGGAGATGTAAAACAGAATGCAGTATGGTGCTATTGTCGTCCTCTTAATCAACGTGTATTAATTGGAATTGATTCTGATATATACACTAACGCAAGTGGTAGAACAGTTAATTTTCACGTTTTAAACAGTTCTAAGAGCGTGTTTGACATGACAGGGAACACTTTATACCCAGAACAATTTCAAGACGAAAGACAAGCGTTTGACGGAGTGGGGAACGATTGGGCAACAATACAAGAACCGTTGTATGTGGTAGACCAAAACACAGCGATTGACCCAGTAGCAGGAGAAATGGCGAACGTATGTATAGAGGGTTACCACTATAAACAAGCAAGCCAAGGTTATAGAGTTGATGAAATACCACGTTCAGCAATTTTAAACGTTGGTTACTCTTTAGGTTCTTATTACGTGAATGAAGATTCAGGCAAAGAAGTTGATGTCATGCGTTCAAGGGTTGGTATAACACCTCCGCAAGTGTTTGGAGAGCCAAGTTATAGCAGTATGAACGACTGGATGACTACATACGGACTACCAAACGGACTAATCATGCGACCGTGGAGAGTTAGAATGTTAGACACAGAAACTAACTTGACAAAAATCAAGGGTATTTCAATCGGTTGGAACGTTTCATTATTCCAAAAATTTCTAGCAACAGACCACGTGACAGAGGACTGGTTCAGAGGTTATGACAACAAACGAACCAAGGCGATTCCTGACCGTGTTTTATTCATTAATGACAAGGCAAGAAGAGCATGGCTTTATAAGTTTAACCCTACCAAATCAGCATGGGAACGTTCGGAAGAATATACCATACCAGTAGAAGAACCAGCACAATTAAAATATTGGTCTATTGTGCCAAAGGACGGTGCAATGAACGGTCATATTGTTTTCACAGACAAAACTAACGCTGAAATGCTTCAAAACGTTCGCCCTAACTGGTTAGATTATGATGAATTCACTCCTAAAGTGCAGTATGACGAAGTCAAGTATAACCCTCAAATGTTCACGAACTTGTACAATACACGTTATCAATGGTGGGGAATTAAAGACGAAAACCCACAAAATCAGTCTTATGGTCCTTGTGTTCCGTATGAAATGGACTTTATGACAGGACTGTGTAAATTAGAAAGGATATATGAATAAAATGTTTTCATGGTTAAATTTTGAAGAGTTGTTAATTCACAACCCTGTTGAGTTGATAAACCCTAGTAAAGACACGATAAGCGTAGCAATGAATAAAAAGCAGTATATCGAGTTTTTCAGCAACAAATATACTTATAACGGTGTATATTATGACGAAGAAATGGACTTCTGTTTATTCTATTATGCTGACCCTTTACAGAGCTACAAAGAGGGCGATATGTACGCTCAAGAGTATATTGATGTAGAAATGAAAATATACCGTGTAAAATGGCTGTGTAACGTTTCTATTAATCGTTTTAACTATAACTTGAACTTGTTAGATGGGACTAAAGATTTTAGCGGTGTTTGGGAATGGACAGACGGTTGGACAAACGACGGAACATATAAAGGTCTAACTGTTAAGAAAAAAACTGCACAATGGGGTGGTATTCATAAAACATTTACAGCTCCAAAAGACGGTGTTTATACTTTCTCAGCTTACGTTAAGAGTTCAGGAAATAATGCAAAGATAGTGAGATATACTGATTTAAATGGAACAGGTTATTGGGGTATTTTTAAAGAATTAGGAAATAACTTTGGTTGGTTAAGAGATAGTTTTACTGTAACCCTGAAAGCCAAGGATACTATTAATGCCCGATACGAAATAAGTGGTAATGGTTCAGATTCAATTTTATGGACTGCTGGACATAAGTGGGAAGAGGGTTCTGTTGCTACTCCTTGGATGCCCTCAGCTAGTGAAGTCACAACTGCTGACTTGCCTAAGTGGAACGTTTCAAAGACTGAAATGGTAGTAAATAGCAAAACTAAGACGATTACAACCGTTTTGAATGGTGCTTTAACTAAATGCACAAAAGACAAAAATATCACAGGTTGGTTAAATTCACAGCCTAACGCAAATTATAAATATAGACAACCGCAGTATTCTTTAGACATCGGAGTAGATGACTTTATTATCAGCGGTTACGGTTTGAGAGGACTGAAAAATGGATAGTTATTTAAACGGTAGAAAAGTAGATGTATTAAACCCTTTAGACTTAATCGGAGTAGGTCGCCATAAGTTAGAAATACAAGTAGACAAGAAAAACTACTGGAACATGTTCAAAGAACAGGTAATCATACCAACACCACCTAACAACGGTGTAAATAACTTGTTTAGAGGTGGAGAGGTTTTGCCTAGTGAGGTTTATAGTGATGACTGGTATAAGACTTTTGCTTTTTATGCTTTTGGTGGTCAAAGTACCATAGAACGTAAAAATGATTTATACCCTCAAATGACTTATTTCAAGTTTGCAAATGCCACAGGTATAGCTGACGTTGTTTCAAATCAGTTTGAAAGAGAAGTAGAACTAAAACCAAACACAAGATATACTTGGCAATTTAACGCTAGAAAAATAAAAGGCGATATGCTTACTTATTTCGGTGCTAGTGGCGGTTCCTTAGTTGATGACGCTAAAAATGTCACAGTTGACGGACAAACAGGTTTAAGACTTGGTGCAGACTTGTTTTATAATTGGAGTGATAAAGCAGTCACAGACGGTTGGGAGTTGCATTATATTTCTTTCACTACTGCTTCAACGTTTCCAACTTCTAAAACATTTCGCTTTAGAATGAACGCTAATAGTGAATGGCATGTAAAGAATATCCAAATCACAGAGGGCGAAGGACCTAAACCGTTTCAATTGTCAGAAGCAGACAGATACAAGTACACACAGTACCAAATGGACAAAGGACACAGAGAAATTTATCCTAACTTTGGTTTTTATTATAGCGAAGAATATGACTTTTGTTGTGCTTATAAAGTCAATATCCATTCAGGTTTTGAAACTGTTGATTTTAACCCTGTTGAACAGAGTTATACAATTAGATGTGAGGTTGAAAACTTTGCTCAAATATTAAACCCAGTTAAAGAGTATTATATCAAAGTTCCAAGCAGTTGCACTTTTGATAATAGTATACTAATGAACCCTACAACAGAAAGAGGAGGTAATTACTTACTAGAATGTAAAGCTAAAGGTCTACACTTACAAGTGTTTGAACAACCTGACGGAGATTATAGCAGAAGTCAGAATAGAAAAGTATATTCCAATATGTACGATAATCTAAGTACAAAATCATGGAACGTTTATGGTGGCTTCGTATATACTGGAGAACTACAAACGTACCAATTAGAAAACTAATAAAGGAGAAGAAAGATAATGATTGAAACATTGAGAGCGATTGGCTTAGTTGTATTTATGCAGTTACTTAGTTTGGCACTAGAGTTTATAGACACAGGTACTTTAAAACCTAGTGTTAGAAAAAGAATAGCAGTAGAGTTAATTGTCCTATCTGTTTATGTTGCAGGTATGACTGTGTTTAAAGGTATGATTAGTGATGAACTAATATCATTGGTTGGAACTGTATACTTAACAGTAGTAGTTAGTCATCTGTATAAGTTCTTAACTAATAAGAAAGAAGAAATAGAGGGAGGAGATAAAGAAGAATAGTATAGTAGTAGTATAATACTAGTGTATATAGTATGATAGTATAGCATAGCAATCGTTACAAAAATAAATTTGTAGCTTTGTTATGCTTTTTTTGTTTTAAAATTTTGTTCAAGATTAAAGGGGGTGTGATATAAAGGGGGTGGGTTTTCTATAG